CTGTTGACTGGATGATGAACGCAACGGGTATAATAGGCTTAACTAGCTTTGTATTTTTAATTATTTCAATTGTGTTTGTGACAGTACCCGAACACAATAGCGAGTTAATGATTCACACAACGGGAATAGTTGAAGGAATCGTTTTATCTATTGTCGGTTATTATTTTGGTTCTATTGCTAAAAAATGAGCAACTCAGAAAGTAAGCGAACAACAACGAGAATGAGGTTAAAAGACGATGAGGTTGACATCGTTTCAAACTATAGACGCATTAAAGAAGAGGCAGAGAGAGAAGGCTTAGACGTTGAGTCAGTCCATAGCGGATGGATTAAGAATAAAAATGCTTCTTTATACTTTAAACAACCGAACCCAAAAGAAAAAGACTTTTATAAATTAGGTAAGGACTTAATAAAAGAGTTAAAAGAATTTTCTCCTCAATATCCTAAACTAGATAGAGATAAATACAAAGACCCGCATCTGTTCTTTTGTTCTCCGTCTGACTTACATATAGGTAAGCTCTGTAAGTCGTTTAATGCAGACCAAGACTATAACTCACAAATAGCAGTAATAAGAACGTTAGAGGGTGTAAAGTCTTTAATTAAAAAGGCTCAAGGCTTTAATATTGATAAAGTAGTTTTATTATTAGCGGGTGACTTGCTTCACGTTGACAGTTTTAAAAATACTACAACAAACAACACCCCGCAGGATGTTGACGGATTGTTCTCAGATAATTTTATGATTGCAAAACGCTTAATGGTTGAAGTTATTGAAATGCTTTTACAGGTTGCTGACGTTCACTGTATGTATACACCAGGAAACCACGATATGGTTAGCGGTTGGATGTTAGCTCAAATACTACAAACTCACTTTAGACACAACAAAAACACTTCTTTTGATGTTAGTTTAAGGATGAGAAAATACTACAAATACGGTACTAATGAGAACGCTTCTTTAATTGGTAGCTGCCACGGTGATAAGATTAAATTTGACACACTGCCATTAATAATGGCTGACGAGTGTAGTGATTGGAGCAGCTGTAAATATCGCTATATGTTCACACAGCACATTCACCATAAATTAAGTAGCAAACAATTTCCAGGAATCCACATCGAGTCACTTATGTCACCGTCCGAAAGTGACAACTGGCATCATAAGAGCGGTTATCAAAGTTCTAATAATAAAGGAATTGAAGGCTTTCTTATATCTAAAAACTACGGACAAGTAGCACGTCTGACACATTTATTCTAATTATTTTCTCGAAGTAGCTTAAAGTTTTTTAAAAAAAGTTATAGTTAATTACTTTTATTATAAATATTATATATATATTTGTCAAAACAAAAGAAAATGAATTTAGAAACAACTAAAATAGTATATAGCTTAATTTGTCCAATAAAAAAAGAGATTAGGTATATAGGTATAACTAACAATCCTCAAACTAGATTAAATAGTCATATGACTTGCAAAAACAATAAAGCAAAATATAAATGGGTGCAAACTTTAAAAGAATTTAATCAAAAGCCTATTTTAAAAATCATAAAAAAATGTAACACAGTTAAAGAGGCTGAAGATTTAGAGCAGAAATTAATTGAAACACATAAAAATTTATTAAATAAAAAAAATCATAAAAATTATACTGTTAAATCAATTTACATTTATGACATTGAAAAATATAATACATTTAAAAAAATCATAAAAAACAAAGGTACTTCAATGTCTTTAGAAATTAACAATTTTATAAACAACTTTATAAACGAAAACAAATAACTATGAAAAAACTACTATTACAATCACTAACATTAATCGGAGCTATATATGTAGCTTATAACTTAACAATAATAATAATTTTAAATATAGCATAATGATAGGAAATTTTTACATAACAGATAATAAAAGAGAAATTTTAATTAAATTCAAAGAGAAAGCTGAAGAGAACGGAGTAAGCTATTCTAAACTAATCGTTGAATTTATAGAGGATTATATTAACAATAAAAATTAAAATAATGGAAGCAACACCAACAAAGAGAACTTATCAATTTAAAGACCATCACACAGACGTAAAAGTCTCAATAGACAAAAGAGACGGAAATCCAACTATAATTGAGTTTACTAGCTTTAAAACTGATTATCACTTATTAGTAGAGACTGGAGAGTTTATGCAGCTTTATAATATAGTAAACAAATTAAAAGAGCTGTTATGAGTTGGGGTAGTTATAGCGAATACTTAGAAGAGTGGGAACGCTTTGAAGCATCAAAAGACCTTTGCGAAGAACTTAGATTTTTAGTAGTAAGAATCAATTTTAATAAAAGACTTTTAAGTTCAAAGACCTGGACACCAACTCAAAAAGATATTATTACACACAAAGAACGATTTGAGGAATATCTAGATTTATTTAAAGAAATAAGTTCAAAACTTAAATTAATTAATTATAATTACTTTCCCAAACGACTTAAAACAATAAAAAAATCAATAGTTAAAATCAAAAATTATGACACGCAAAGAACAACTAAACAAACTCTTCATAGAGTTTAATCTAAGTGAAGAGGACACTTTTAAGCACTCTCATTATCACATTATAACGAGAAGCGGAATAGACAAAATTCAGGCAGACTCAGGAATCTTAATTGAATACACACTTAAACATTACAACCCTGACACAAAAACCTGTGTAATAAAAGCCATAGGACAACTAAAAGACGTAGTAATTGAAACATTCGGAGAGGCAGCTCCCGACAATAATAGAAACGCCTATCCTGTAGCAATAGCAGAAAAAAGAGCAATGTCGAGAATAGTCTTAAAATTATCAGGACTCTATAGTTTAGGAGTATTCGGAGAGGACGAATCTGACGACTTTAAAAAGAAATAAGATGCAAGACAACAAAGCAAACACAGACGAAAACAACAATTTTTTAGACGAATTATTTAATAAAATAGATTATGCAAGATTTCAAAATAAGATGTTCGGCAATAGGTCAGATAATGACAAAGCCACAAAGGAAGACCGACACAATATCAAAGACGACTAAGTCTTATTGTCAGGATTGGTTAAAAGAGCAAATCTACGGACGTAAAAAAGAGTTTAGTAGTAAATACACAGAGAAAGGAAACAAAGTCGAACAGGAGTCTCTTAATTATATAGCTAAAAACTTAGATTATAAAGAGATAATTAAAAACGAAAAGAGTTTTGAAAACGACTTTTTAACTGGAACACCTGACGCAATACTTACAGACCACTTAATTGACGTTAAAAACAGTTGGGATTGTTATAGCTTTCCTTTATTCTTTGACGCAATACCTAACAAAGCATATTACTATCAAGCTCAAGGATATATGGCTCTAACTGGATTAGACAATTATAAATTAATCTACACACTTATGGACACACCTGACGAGTTAATTGAGCGAGAATATAAGTTTAGTAATGCTGATAATTATGACTTATTTTGTCAGCACTATAAGTACAATAATATAGACTCAAAGTATAGAATTAAAGTATTTAATATTGAAAGAGATAACGAAGTAATTGAAAGCATTTATAAACGAGTTATAGATTGCAGAATGTACATAAAATTTGAATTAAATAAATAATTATGGAAGACGAAGAACAAAAAGACTTTTTTGACTTAATTGACGAAGCTTATGAAAGACTCGTTGATGAAAGACTAAACAACGGATATTATAAAAACAAATAAAAACAAACGACAATGAAAACAACAGAACTAAAAAGAGGAGAGTTTAAAGCTTATTATGCGATAAGTGACTTAAAACCCGCAATAGTAAATAGAGACTTACTATCGAAACACGCTGAAAACTTTAAAGCAAAATTAAAAGAGAACGAGTGGTTAATGCCTGTGGTTATATCGTCAAACGGTGATGTAATAGAAGGGCACCATCGAATTGAGTCAGCTAAATTATTAAATCAAACTACTGTTCCAGTTTATATCGTTGATTGGGTTGACACTAACAATCAAAAAGAACACCTTAATTGCATAATAGGACTAAACAACAGTAATAAATCCTGGACTCGATTGGATTATTTAAAAGCGTTTGCTAGAAAAAACGAAGATTATAAAAAAGTTTATGAAGCTTATTTAAAAAACAATAGTAATATGTCAGTCGGTAATGTTATAAACTGTTATTTTAGTTACACTACTAGAGAATGTTACAGATTTAAAAAAGGTGTTTCTAAAATTATAAACGAAGATTTTGCAAAATATCTAGTAAATAAATTCTCTAACTTATACAAAGACTTCGGAAAAAATAAAATAGCTGCCTACTGTGTCAGAGAGTTAATTTATATATCTTATGTCAAAGCAAAAATGGATGTCAAATCAATGGATTATCTATTTAAAAAATATGAGCAAATGGCAAAAGCTGACCACCCATCAATAACATCAA